TGTGTGGCAGTATCACCTTCCACTCTGAAATCTAAATCACTTCCACCCTCGTTAACTACTACCCCTCCGTTAAGCTGAACAGCAGTTGTTGTAGTGTTACCTCTACTAGTAACACTTTGCAAAGTATCTCCCTCTGGGGTTTCTCCAGTAAGAACAGGATTACCATTTACATAAAGAGCGGTATTAGTATTTACATAAACTCCATTAACGAAGTCCATTACCATTGAGTTTGTCCCTGAAGATAAACTAGGTGTAGCTACAGAATCACTAAAAACAAATGCGCCATTATGCCCTTGCTGAACTTTTGAATAGTTTCCAGCAGTTATTGCATCATCGGCTTTAATTTCTTGATATGATCCTCCTAATGCCGCTGATCTACTACCAATTACAGTATTATTATTACCTCCTGCAATAGTGCTTTCAGACCCGCTAATGGTATTAGAAACACCAGCTCCTATGAAATTATAACCACCATCAATTTTTTGATATTTAATTTCATTAGTTTGCCCTCCGACAATAGAAGAGTATTTATTGTAAACTCTATTGTTATTACCCCCACCTATGCTACCTCCAGCCTCTCCAGTAATCTCATTAGCCTGTCCTCCTGCTATATTAGAAGTAGGAGAACCACTAATTAAATTATTAAATCCTCCTCCAATAACTGCTAAATTACTACCACTAATATCGTTATTTCTGCCACCTACACTTACAGCAAATTCACTGTTAACAATATCAATTCCAGAACCACCACCAATGAAGTTCATTGATTCACCTGAGATTAACTGATTAGCCCCGCCAACAATAACATTATAATTACCACTAATAGAGTTTCCAGAACCCCCTAAAATAGCAGAACCAGTAGCAGGAGAAAGACGTTTAATATAGCCATCTTGAGAGCTATAATCAGCAGAAGTCTCAGAAAATACATGAAATGTGTCGGAGTAATCTGATGAAATTTGGCTTACTCCAGCCCCCAATTTAAATTCGCCATTACTCTGGTCTATCTCAATAGTATTATCAGTGTTATTACCAAACTGAAGTTTGCCGTTATTAGCATTTGAGGAATCCTGTATCTTTACGTTCCCGTTTACATATAAGGAATAGCTAGAGTCTGGTGATGTTGAACCAATTGCTACATGAGTATTAAAGTAGTTACCAAAACTACTAGCAGTAAGCTTGTTTACTGTAGTCTCACTTGAATCATTGACCTCGATTACTCCATTACAAGAAGAATCAGTCTTATATTCTTGAACTTTTTTCCCACCACACCAAACTGTAATACCTTTGTTGTTAGTGTCTTCTGTTACAACATTTAATGGAGCAGTCCCTCCCACAGAAGCGCCGCTATTAATTGTTATATTATTTGTTGTAAAAGCGCCTTGAGAAGTTGTATCTTGGAGATTACAACAATCATGGGTAGGTTCAGTATGAGTAATAAGTATAGTATTCCCATTATCTGTCGTTCCTATACCAATATTCGGACCAGAGACGCTAATACCTCTAAACTTAAATGGTCTAATACTGTTCTCTTCGTAAACTTGAGTTCCTGCCCCTACGTTTTCCGCATGACCACCACTAATAAGAATTGTCTCTCCATCTGCATCACTTGGGTCAAGTAAAACAGTAGTGCTATTTTTAATAGACGGAGTATTATCTGCTATAGTTTTAAATTTAAAAGGATTGCTAGTGCCATCTTTATATATATCTAATCCATCCCCGACATTAGAGCAAGTAGCTCCTACAGCCGATATAGTGACATTATTAGAGTCACTATCATCTATAGTTATGTTCGTTCCCTCTGCTAATCCTTTAAATCTAAATGGACGTATACTGTCCTCTATGTATATTCTTTTAGTAGCACTTGCTTGGTTTGCCGCATGACCTCCACTAATCAAAATTTGATCAGTGCTAGTAGGATCTCTTAAAACAGTAGTATTATTCTCACCATTGTCTGGAAGAGCCGAATTCCCTGTTAAAGTTCTAAACTTAAATGGAACATTACTATTTTGCTGATAAACTCGTTCTCCTAGTCCTACATTTGTCGAACTAGCCCCTACTCCAGCGGCAGTGCCACTTCCACTAATTAAAACATATTTTTCTGTTTCTGTTACAAAAACAGTCCCTGTTCCTTGGACTGCTCTAACTCTAACTGGATTTGTTTGTAGATCTTTGTCCCCACTAATTAGAATGTGTGCGCTATTTGTTTCTGCATCATCTCCATTGTCATCTTCTCCAACAAGACCCAATTGTTTAAATTGCCTGTCTGAAACATATATATTATCTCTTTGTGTAAGATCATCTACTTCTCCCCTCACAAAAGAAAAAATAGGGTAGTAACCAGTATAATTTTGATCTACAAGTTGATCAAAGGCTATTTCTGGGAATTGTGTAGAGGGTTGTTCTATGTCTGAATCAAATCCAGTAAAATCAGCACGGACGACTAAAAAGTTATCTTTGTTTAAAACAACCTCTACATAATACTGCTTATTGCAATTAAGAGGTAGTTCATGGATAAAATCCATTTGGCCAATTTTAGACCCAAATCTTGTTAAATTATTAGAAACACTATTAAAGATGTAACCTTGGTTAAAGGTTACATCAAAATGCTCTGCACTACCATTATCTGCATAAGATATTTCAACATTTGGTTGAAATGGAGTAATCTGCTGAATAAGATGTCCAGCCCCGTCTACTTGAGAAATACCAAAGTAATCTTGATCTTCAGCCATAAACAACCCTTTCGTTAAAATCAGAAGATTCGGTTCTTTCAGATTCTATTTTTTGAATCTCTCCCTCTTCATCAAAGTAATATAAACGATCAAACCAATTGAATTTCTCTAGATTAACGGATTTGATGTTTTTTTCTACATCATCACCATGCAACGAAGAATAAAAATATTTTATACCTCCGCGTTTTAGAGAACCATCAGGCCACAAAAATTGTTTTTCTGCAAAATAACAATCTGTTAGCGCAGCATTGCGCCAAATTTCTATATATGCAAAATCATTACCAAAGTCGTGGCGCTTTGTTTCAAGTTTAATTACATTTTTAACGATAGTTTTCACTTTAATAATGATATAAAATAGTTACACCTATTTCAATTATTTGTATGCGGCCTAAAAAAAATACGGACTCAATTAAGAATCCGTATTTTTGTATTTAAATTAATTTTTAATAAGATCACTCAGATCCTTTTGCTCTTTCTATCTGCTCTGATGTGGGTGCGCCTTTGTCACCCTTTTTTCTCATCTTCTCACCAGAACCCCTTTTGATACGCTCTTTCTTCTTTCTGATGTTTTCCCAGAGACTACTATCAGATTTCTCTTTTTCTTTTAGAATCTCTTTGTGACGCTTCATGAAAGCTTCATGGTTAGGTCCAGCCATATATAGAGTCTTTCCATCCTCTGTCTTATGGGTATGGATTCCCTTTAACCCCATTTTTTCAGAATCTTGCATAGCTTTTTCTTTACTATCAAAGTAGTGATCATTCATGTCAGGAGAGCCGTATGATTTTTTCTTGTCTTTATAGCCAGCTTCACTACTCTTTCCTTTTTGTTTTTTTAGAATTTCTTTTTGTAGCCAACTTGGCAATTTCTTCTGCTTATTTGTGAGACCAGCTTCATTCTCTTCCATTAGAATCGCTCTATCCTTCTTATATTGAACAGCACAAGCTGACATAGTTTTGTCCATATCCATGTCTTTTGTATTAGTCATTTCTGCATCACTTTTCATGCAATGGCTCATGTAAGATTTAAACATAGGTTTTTCTTTGTCTTCCATCTCCATCCCATATACTTTTTTATCTTTATATGCGGCCTTGGCAATATCTTGATCAGCTTTTCTGTAAGATTCTTTAACCTTTCCTCCTCTCATCATCTTGAGAAATGTATTAACTCTAGCCATAGCCCATCCATGACGGGACATATTAGGACGATGCGATGTGCTGAAAGCCCCAGCACCACGCCTATAAACACGCTTAAGCTGGCCTAAAGTTACTTTTTTAGAAGACTTCTCATTATGAGCTTTAACTTTTTCTTTTAAAGTATTAGTGGTCTTCTCACTAAATGTGATCTTCCCGCCACCTTTTTTCGCGCTACCCTTCTTATTCCTCTCGGAACCTTTTTTTCTTTCACTAGGTTCTGCTGGCGTTTGTGCGCCACTTTTTGGCCCTCTGCGCTTTGCAGCCTCAGACTCTTCAGTAATTTCATCAACATATGCTAATGAAGGACAAGTCTCCAAAAGATCTGCTTTATCATATAGAGATTCTCCATCCCATTCTTGTTCTGTGGAGGCTTTTGTCATTTTTGTGACGCTTTTTGCGCTCCACATTCTACATGACCAGTATTTCGGAGTTGTTTTATCTTTTGCCATATCGCAGTTATGCCTAGCCCTAAACGCCTTTCTTCTTTTTGGGTCATCCCTCTTAATCTCCATGTTGGGATCTCCAAAGTTAACCTTAACAACATTTCCTTTTTTGTTTTTTACATAAACAGAAAACTTTTTTGGACCCTTCGGAGTTCTGAAGGGCTTATTTAAAGTCTTGTTTTCGTTAGCCGCTTCTGTGAAAAATAGAGATGTGTCATCTCCATCTTCAAAAACAACAGATGCCTTTGATTCAGCATCTTCAAAAATATTCATACAAACAGCGACTCTCTGCTTATTATCGTTGAATTCATCCTTGTTAGTCAAATCTGAAACACAACGACCCATGAAGTCGCCTCTTTTTTCATTGTTTCTGGGAGTTGGTAATGGCATATTGTTTTTTACACTATAAAAGTTCCATAGGGGAACGATATTCTTCATATGGGAGAAACCAATGTTCACAGCATTCAAGGACGCTAGACATATAAATAACAGTCATTAGGTCTTCTCGACCCTTCCTGTTATACCCCTTGTGAAGAGCATTCTTAATGGAAGTTACTCGATCATTTAATTTGCAATACTCAATAGCATAATTGTATAAATCCTTGTTTTTAGCGCACAGAAAGAAAGCCCCGAAGTCAAAAGCTATCCATTCAGGCTTGTTTAAATCATTGCACCAACCCCTTTGTCCTTGGACATTCTTAATTTCCAAAAGAATTTTTCCTTCTTTTTGTGTTTGTTTTAAGCCTTTTACGTCAAATCCAATGCCATCTACAACAAAATCAGTATGATTTTTAATATCGTCATATTGACCTGTCTTTTTAATCTCCTTATTGGCTGCTCTACAAGAGTCGTAAAACCTTTGTTGACCTTCATTACCAACACTTATTGATTTGTTGATATGTGTCGCCGAAGACATATTTTTGGCCTTATATGATATCATAATGTAATTGTTTTAGTCTCCCCTGTCTCTACATCTGTCATGAAGAAATCATCAACATTATAAGCTCTATCGTCAATCCAATAATCATAGGAAGGTTTACCCATTCTTAACTCAGTTCTCTTTACCCCCCACTCATCTAATTGTTTTTTTGTAAGCACTGAATGGTCTTTGCCAGACCAACCTCCTCTTGCTGTCCAATAAATAATTGTGTGACCAGCATCATGTAGTTTATTGAAGAATTCAATTCTTTCTTTTATAGGCTTGCCTTGGTTGTAAGGTGCGCTCTGATCTTCGTGTCTACAAATTGTTCCATCAATATCTACTATATAAGTTTTCATTTTAATTTATTTATAATATCTGTTGTACTAATATTTTCTACAAAAGGAATAACTTTTAATATAGCTAATCCTTTAGATTTAAGCTCTAATTTATTTAAAGAATTTTCATCATAATCGCCCCCCTTGCACCAGAAATCTGGTTGAAGTTCTTTTAAATGTTTTGAGACTGTTTTTGTGTTAAATATAAATACATAGTCTACAGCCTCATGACAAGCTACTGTGTAAGCTCTTTGTTTAGCAGATAAAATAGGTCTACCTTCCCCCTTTAAAGACTTGACACTTGCGTCTCCGTTAATACCCACAACTAATTTAGAATTTAAACTACAGGAATTTTTCATCCCGTATAACAAACTGGCATGGCCAGCATGGAATAAATCAAAACAGCCGTTAGTGAAGATAAAAAACTTTTTAATACCACACTTTTCTAATTCTCTGGCAAATTGCCTTTCTCTCTTTATCTCCTCAAAAGAAATAATTTTTTTATGTTTCATATAGTTGCAACTCCCTTTTTTCTAATAACTTTTTGGCAACAATCTTGAGCAAAAAAGATTGCTGTTTCTATATTTTTAGTTGCTATATAAGAGTAACTTAATGCTGCAATAAAAGTATCTCCAGCGCCAGAAACATCTCTAACTTGTGAGGGATTTTTAATTAAATAATCTTTATAATTATATGAACAACCTCTATCTGCTTTTGTCACTATTGTATTACTCGCCATATGTTTCCAGCCATTTTCTAAAAATTCTTTCTCATTAATTTTTATAAAAGTAAATAAATCTGCCCAATCAATATTAAATTGTTTTTTAGTATCAAGAAAAGACACCTTGCTTCTTTCAGCGATCTGTTTCAAATCATAGTCTTTTAAAAATCCTTTGTTATAGTCTGAAACTATTACAGCATCATATTCTTCTATGTTATTTGGCAAGTTCTTGCAAGATGAATATGTGTCCGTATCAACTCTCAATAACATCTGATTCGATTGTGAATCAATGTATCTAGTCTTATGTCCTTCTACTTCGTTGGTCAATAAATCTATTTTATTTCTATAAGGAATACCCTTAAGACTTTCTTTATCAATTGCTAACATGTTTTCATAAACATTACTCGCCATGCCTAAATTTTCTACACCTCCATCTGGGACAAAAACAGGAGCAGGGGCTTCTGGACAAAGTCTACTTGCTTTACCATAGCAGAATCTATCGCTACAAGACTCTCCAATAATTAAAAATTTCACTTTTGAGAAGCTCCTTTCTCTACTCTATAAGAGTCTTCGTTAAAGTGTTGTGTACTTACCTCAAAAACACTAGATTCCTCTAGTGCTGTTAATTTATGAGGGACACAAGGTTCAAGATGAACTACATCTCCTTCAATTAATTCTCTTTTAAGTTTTTCTGCCTTTTCTAAATCAAAATATTCTAATTTAAGTCTTCCTTTTGTGACACACCAAGTTTCTTCTTTTTTGATATGGTAATGCATAGAAAAAGAAGACCCCTCGTTAAAACGAAGGATCTTCCCGCAATATTTTTCGTTGTTAGTTATCCAAAGCTCATCTCCCCAACCTTTTGGGTGAGCTTCTAGTCTAGAAAAAACAGGCTCAATACTCATTTAGAGTATTATATCCTGCTGGATGAATTATTCAAGGAATAATTAATCTTTAGCCTTTTCCTTCGCTTTACCCACATTTAACGCAGCCCAGTCAATTATAGAATAGACCTTTGCCCAAATGCTACCCTTTTTCGGGGTAGGGGTTGCTGCGGCAATAGCAGAAGCAAGCGCGATTGCGGCAGTCACTACGCCGAACCAAGGATTGTCTTCAATTAATTTAATAAGAATGTCCATAATATTTTATATGTGTTCTCTATATATTACACAATCAAAAAAAATAAGGAAATTATTGATTTTACAAACCTTTTGGTTTTTGTTTATCTCTAATAAAAGCTCGTTCCTTACCTATTTCTGTAATCTCTTGAGAGTCTTGTGGACGGCCAACAAATAATGCTTTATTCCTCTCTGAAGCTTCTCCACTTTTAAGATAACTAAATGTAATTGCTCTCCTCTCGGAATTAACAGTGGGGACACCATGATATGAAGTATCTGAATTAAGGAAAATAACAAGCCTATTATTAATTGGTTCTAATTCTCGTTTCATTTTCTGCATACTATCGTCCCAGATTTCTAAACAGCCCTCATCTTTTTCCCTAACATAATTCTCTTTGTTTAAATAAAACAAAAGAGTTAATTCTTTCCTCAATTTATTCTCTGGGTGTTTCCTCGCATCGCTATGAATCATTTGATATGATTTTGGAAGCATTGTCCTCATGCCAGACCACCTCATGCTTTTATCAACATGAATATCTTCTATTTTGGTTATATCTTTAACATAGTTCAAAAATTCAACATCATGAAAGAATTCAACTAACTCAGCAATTTTACTTGGCATTTTATCTAAATCACTAATCGCCAGCATTTTTTCTTCTAGAATATTTGTTTTCCCATTTATTTTTTTATGGCCAGAATGCCACAACTCAGATTCTTTATCTGGCCATTCTTTTTTAATATCATCAACTAAATGATTCTGAAGTAAATTATCTACTACCCAAACTGGGTAAGGGTCAGTAAAACTTTTAATTTCCAAATTATCACTTAATTTCATTTTACTATAATTTAATTGTAATTGGAGCAATTTCCTCCAATTCTTCGCAAAGCCTGTCAATCTCCCCTCTTTCCATTTTTCGAGCTTTACTCCTTAATTTTGATACTTGCGCTCCAAAATCACGAAATTGTTCGTCTTGATTTATATTGCACTTTAATTTACTATCAAAAATAAAAGTATCAAATACCTCATATCGAATAGGGTCAATGCATTTTTCAATAGGATCAAATGTAGAATTTCCTACGACATAATCAAAGATGTCATACCTGCTTACCTTGATTTTAACTTTTTCCATCTAACTATTATAAATAGAAAAATAAAGATTTCTACAAAATTTATTTACTTGATAAATAAATTTCTTTTGACATCACATTACTTGTTTCTCTTCTAATAATTACAATTGGATCATCATAAAAATTAATATCAAGAATTCTATTCTTGTTATATTGCCAATAATCTAAAGCTTCTTTTTCGTTATGAAATTCTGGGGTATCTGCAAGAGGTTCATACTTAAAGCCTCTATCTTTTGCTATAATATGAACTTGCTTATATTTTTTCATTTTTAGAACTCAAGCTTGATAGCTTTTGAGGTGCCAGCTAAACCAAGGTAAACATTCTTATCTTTTACTAAAGCTGCTGTTGAATATCCAGTTCCTATACTCATAATCCCAGAACCCGCTTTAGCACTTAAGTGGCCATCTGAAAATTCGTATTCATAATCTTTCCATTGTATCTCATAGGTTTCTGGATTAATTCTAAAACACTTGGTATCAGCCCAAAACGAACTGTAAAGCCAACCATCAGGAGCCAAGTAACCGTGAAAGTTTTTATTTTTATTAGCTAAAGCAAGATAATCCTTCGGTAAGTCTATCTCTTCATAACTATCATCAATACAATTAATAATAAGAATCTTTTTTCCTGTTCTCGGTAAACAAAAGATCTTGTTCTCCGACTCTACGTAAGTCGCTCCAACATATTTTACTGAGAAGCCCGAAACTCCTGACGTAACTGGAGCCCCATCTAAATATGTAAATTTTCCATCTTTATCAATTTTTGAGATACTCGTCCCAAGTGCAGGTGGCATATAGACCTCTCCCTTTTTGTCAGTAGTCGCTCCCCAAATATGATTAAACATTGTATACCGATTTGGTTTAGGTGGCGTAAATGACCCAACTTCTCCTGTATTTGTATCTAAAGTATAAATTTTTAAAGTTTTAGTATAAGAGGGCATGTAGATAATTCCATTTAATCCCTCTGCCCCAGATCTAACTTGAGGACTCATCTTGAATTTCTTTTCTATAGTTATAGAACCAGTCTTCCTACCGAGTTTACCAATAGAACTTGCATAAGCTGGCATAAAGTAAGTATATCCATCCGAAGCCTCGACAGTGCCGATAAAACCTTTGTAACCTAATTTATTTCTTTTTATAGAATCAGTGGCTGTATCAGTCTCAATATGCATGTCCGACTTATAACCCAACGAATGAATGATGCCGTTATCATCTATCGCCATAGTGCGTGTTTTAGTAAGATTGCCGACTATTTCGTTTTTTAAATATTTAAAACTCGGCCAAGGCAAACTAGTCGATCCGATGCCAACGCTCGTCGATCCGATGCCAACGCTCGTCGATCCGATGCCAACGCTCGTCGATCCGATGCCAACGCTCGTCGATCCGATGCCAACTCTTGGAGAAACAACTTCGTTAACTACTTTCTTGTAAGTTTTTAAGAAGTTAAGTATTTTTTTTATGAACCCATAAAACATTATTTTAACAGTTTTCTTACGAATTTCTATATAGGCATCTATCTGCTATACTAATCTTATTCGACTTCTTATTTTAGAAACATGCCTTCTTTTCTCTAAAACAGAACCACCTTCTCTGCTCCCCGCCCCATTAGTATTCCCTTCAATTGTAGTTACATAACCACTTGAGTCTACGTCTTTTACGGCTAAACCAATGTGAGAAAATGTAAATACGACAATATCACCAGCTTTAATATCTTCATTTGTAGGTTTCCGTAGATCTACTCCCTTGCTAGATTGCTGCTTCGCCCAATTTTCAAAGTCCCAAGCCCCAGCAGTTCTAGGTCTTTTAAACAAGATGTCTTCTCCGTCAATAGCTTCTCTGACTAACCAACAAATAAATGCAGCACACCAAGGCCACCCTTTATCTGCGTCAAGCCATGTAGCAGCTTTGTATTCATCAACTCTAGGGCCGCAATTACTCCCATCAACCTCGGAAACACCAATTTCTTCACGAGCTAATTGAACCAGTTTATCTGGAAGACTACCGCTTATGGAAATATCCTCTTTTGTAGATAGTTTCGCTAAAATAGCGTTCCAAGTAACGGGACCATCAGCGCCATCAGCATAAACTCCAAGGAGTTTTTGAACTGCTTTTACGACTTCTTTTTTGCCTTTAAATTGCATAGTTTTATTTTCTGAGAAACTTATCGGCGTTTCTTGCGAATTTTTCTCCGATCCGAACAATGCCCGTAATAACTTCTGGACTAATGACTCCAATGATACCATAAGTAATAGCTTTAGTTAGAGATGAAACGTCTGTTTGTTCTAGAACAAACCAAGCGATAGTTGCAGCTATACCCGCTGTTACAATCTTTTTGAATTGTTCCATACAAGATAAATCTTTGTTAGCGTGTAATAATCTAGCGAACATAGCCGCAGCCCCGATCAAGGAAACCAGCCAACCACCATTCAAGAATTCTTTGATTATCGATTTTTCGGGTTCCATATATTCTTATGTTACACAAAAAAAGCCTCCTGTGAAGGAGGCTTTTAAAATTTATATATAATGTAATTAAAATTAGAACTTATAACTGAGTCCAGCACTAACTCCCCAATCGTGATCAAGATCGTAAAGAGTGCCATTCTCATCATTGTTAAGGTAAGAGGCTTTAGCTCCAATAGAGAGTCCATTGCCAATATCATAACCAACGGAAACTCCAAGCTCTACAGCATTGTAGTCGTTTGCAAAATTTGCAGACGCAAAAGGAGTAAGAGTAAGATTATCAATAAGAAGACCCAAATCTTTGGAAATAGTAAGCTCTGCTCCATAAGAAGCACTAGAACCAAGTTGATGCCAAGCATTTACAGTGAAGTCTGCAATAGAGTCAGTATAAGTTAGTCCTAGACCAAGCTGCTCCCAACCTCCGTAAGAAGACTCAATCTTCTTAAAAGAAGCTTCCCCTGCAAAATCTTGACCTAGAAGATTTACTGAGCGGCCCCAAGATACTAAAACATCAGTATCTGTATTCCCGTCTCCTTCAGCAAGGCCAATGCCAACAGATAGATCTCCGTCTGCAACAGCGGTTCCGAGAAGTAGTGAATAGTTAGCGGTGTCCTCCCTAACGGCCAAACCGTTACGGACAGACAAATTACTAAAAGAAATACCAGCTTCAGCAGAGACATCTGCAATGTTAGTAGCTTTAACTGCGCCAAACATTGCAGCGCCCATGATTAATGTTGTTAGAATTGTTTTATTCATATATTAACTATGTATTACAGAATTGTAATAGTCAAGGGAAATTATTCTTCTTCAACCTCTGGATCTTCAATAGGCTCAATATTACTGGCAAACTCAGGATTTGCGTCAACTTGCTGATCTGGAGTTGCAGCAGAACGAATCTTATTTATTAATACTACGGCTGCTTCAGCAACTCCCATGCCTTGAGACTTGACAGCAATATCAATTAACTGAGCCAAAGCTTGAAGCTCCTCTTGTGTGAATTCAATTTCAATGTTTTTCATATATATGATATTATATATTCAAATCCAAAAAAATCAAAACCAAATTCTAAAATTTCCCGTGCCAGTATATCTGAAGCCAGCATCATAAGGATCAAGAAAAAAACCCGTGCCAGCATTTCCTCCAGCACCTGTATGACTCCACTGCCCAGAGAGAGTATCTATTTTTCTATTGTATTCTTGAATATCTTGCGTGAATTCCCCATAACTTCCACTATGCGACCCTCCTCCACTAATAAATTCGCCAGTCAAAACTCTACGATATTCCTGCCATACCCCACTACCTGTTGAAAAATCAGTGTGGATTTGGTCTCTAATTGGACTCCCTGCTTGATATGCCATTACTAAAATTTACACTTAAAAAACTTTATTTTCCACTGGGAAAATAAAGTTGTCTTTCTAAACTTCTAAATCTTGAATCAGAATGCCAAATTTCATCACCTTGAGGAATGTAAACTCCTTTACTTGTGTTTACTGGAAGACCCTTCTTTAGACTCAGCGTAGAAGGCTGATAAATGTTGAAAGCTTGCGTCTTCACGGATGAGTTCGTCGCGCAAGAGGTCAGCCCTATCAGCATCGCCACCGTTGGAACGAATATTTTCAATTTCTTGAATAATTCTTTTTCTTTGCTTTTCATGATTGTTTCTTAATTCTATATAAAAAAGCTTATTTTTTAAAGATAAAAACAACTCAATTGATTTTAGAACACTTTTAATTAAGGAAAGCATCGATATTTTGTTCTACATATTGTTCTACAGTCTGCCATTTATAGTCCCCAATAACTTCTATAAGTTTTGAGTTATCTGCCTTGGTCAACTTTTGATATTGCCCTTTTAATTCTTTAGGCATTGGCACCTCTGTAATTGTAGTATAAGCATTCGCTTTTATTATATTGGCTACATCTCTAAAAGAAATCTCCTGTCCTGTTCCTACATTATAAATGCCTGACTGTTCTATATCTAGCATTCTGTAGTGCATTTCACAAACATCATCTACAGAGACAAAATCTCTTTTATACTTTTCGCTTTTCTCAAAAAGTATTATTTCACCGTTTTTTTGAGCTTGTTTAATGAATTTAGAAACAGGGCTGGCTTGATCGCCTTTTTTTTCTTCTCCTAATCCATATACGTTAAAGTATCTAAATCCTTGATATGGATAATTTTGATTCATAAGCCAACAATCAAACATATACTTACTATAAGCATAAGGGCTTAATGGTTTACAAAAATCAGATTCTTTAAAACTCCTTGATACCCCATAAACAGAAGCACTACTTGCATACTGGAACTTAATTTCCAACATTTCACACATTTTATAGAGTTTTGTAGAGAACTCAAAGTTTTGATTTAATATTTTTTTCAGATCAGTTTCGGTAGTGCTAGAGTTGGCCCCAAGATGTATAACTATATCTTGATCAAGCAAATCAGGAATGCCTGAGTTCCCAAGATTAATATCAAACCTAGTTACATTATATCCTCTATGCTCTAGATAAGCAGAAAGATTACCTCCAATAAATCCTCCTGCTCCAGTTATTAAAACTTTATTCGCTTTCACTACTATTTTCTAGATCCTCTTTACAGACTTTTAAATCTTTTGGATTTTCTGGATACTTTCCTTGTAATATAGTGTCTAAAATAAAAGGTTCGTCAAAATCTGCCTCTTTAATCTTACGCAACATATCGTCAAGCTCTTCATCTCCTGTATCTTGATTTAATTCAGCTTTCGCAAAAAAATCAAAATCGTCAGAAACCCTAAAGGATTGGATTAGCTCAACTACAAGCTCATCCTCTTTAAAATATCTATTAAGAGAATAAGAGGAATGACTAAATTTAGTGTCCTCCTCTAGTTTCTCTCCTTCTAAAAGTTCTATTTCTCCCTTTTGTTTTTTGTATTCTTTCAAAACCCAGATTTTTTTAGTATAATCTGAAGCTTCAGGGAATTTCATATCAGCATCAAAAGAAAGACTTTGATACATTTTATTGTCAAGAAACTTTACTGTGTAAGGCATTTACAGTGTCTTACACAAGTTATTTTGTTTTTGCCTCTGAATTTTCTGCACTCGCAGATTTTACTTTTGTGGTTAACTCCTTAAGAGCAGAAACTTTTTCTTCATCAGACATTTTTTCAACATTAGAATCGACCTCTTGCACTGCAAGATTATGCATAATGTTGATTGCTTCTGCCAAAGTTATGCGAGAAACCATTTCTGATGTGAGTAATGCTTTCAAATTATTATTTTGTTCTTCAGTCATATATTAATCTTTTTCTTTACTCGCGTAAATTCTAATATCAGGCTGATTTGAACCCTTCTCTTTAAAAGAGTTGGGGAAACAGACAATTTTTACATCATTACCCTCTGAATCTTTAATAGATCCACTGTAGTAAGATTGTTTTTGTCCATCAACTCTCCAAAGCGCACCTAATTCGCGCTTCTTCCATTCGTCGTTTGTTTTTGTATTTTCACTCATAATTATTTATTGTTAAATTTTCCTTCGACGCTTTTCCAGAATTTTTCAGCGCCGATAGCAAGATACCTACCCTTTAGGGTTTTGTAAAGTTTTTTTTCAATATGATTAGCTTTTTTTTTATCGTATCCAATAAGTTGACGAATTCTTCTAGCAGCAGATCCACTCATGCTTTATGATCGACGTTGCTATTGTCTTTTTCAATAAAAAGTTTGATATTCTTTTGTCCCTTCAAGATAGAATCTGAAACAAAAGGAGTTATCTCTGATAATATCTTATTACTCAAAGCTTCTATTTTTATTTTTTCTTTCAGAATGCTTTTAATTGTTTGTTTAATGTAAATAAAATCAAAACTTAAATTAATATCATTATCTTTTAAGCGATTTTTTAATCTTTTTAATTTCATCCACAATAATCTTCTGAGCCCCTTCTCATCAATCTGCTTAAGAGGGAAACACTCATCTACAAGAGATAGGATATCTGGATGAATAATAAGATTATCTTTATTAGATGCTGCCTTTTGAAACCCCATTGATGATTGGCTATTAGAAATAGAACTAGTTAAAAATATTTTACAATTTGTAAAATCTGCTATGTCTCCATTATTCATTTGAAACTTCCCATGTTTAAATATTTGATTAAATAAAGGAATTGCCGTATTATCTACTTTATCAAAATCATCTATAACTATAACGCTATTTGGAGATATTAATACTTTTTCACATATTGAGGTGTTATTACCTTGCGATGTAGCTATTTTATGTGGAGCAAACGCATCCGCAAAATGAACGCCGCTATAAGATAAAACATTAACTCCATGTTTCTGTAAGCTATCTTTAAATAAATCCATAAAGTAAGATTTACCGCTAAATCTAGCCCCGCTTATTACATAGCATTCTGGAGCGGAAAAATTATCAGTCTTTTTTATACCTAGACTAGATAAGGTAATTTTATCTTTTAGTTTTTGTAATAGGTTATTTTGCCCGACAAGAGATTTACTAACGCAAGAAAAAACTTTGTCTACTATAACTCTATCGTTTAATGGATTTGATTTCTTTTTAAAAAAATCTTTTAAGTGAGATAGTTTTACTTCTGGTGTTAAGTCTGAAACTCCCTCTGTCCATTTTTCCAAACTATCATTTAATTTTTCAAGCAATTGAATATGATTCTTCTCTGGGTCTAGGGCCGCAGCTATAGTTTCTTCTTGTTGACTTTTGATTGATGGAGTAACATGCCAAAAATTTACTTTTGCTTGCGCTCCGCAATGATCAATTATGTCAATTGCTTTATCTGGATAATATTTATTAGGAATATATTTCTCACAATAACCAATTATATTTTCAAGAAATTGATCGCTGTATGTGATGCTATGAAAATTTTCATAATAAGAAACTATTGTAGGTAAAATTTCTTCCATTTGAAACCTTGATGGTTCCCTGATGATTACCCTCTCAAATCTTCGATCAAGAGCAGTATCTCTTTTAATGGTATTTGTATACTCGTTAATAGTCGTTGCTCCGATACAACTTATTGTTCCTCTTGCAAGCTCGGGTTTAAGGATGTTAGACGCTTCTAGAGAGTTATTTGTTGCTCCTCCTGCCCCAATAAGCGTATGAACCTCATCAATAAACAAAATTAAATTACTGTATTTTTTAGCCTCATTAACAAAGTCTTCTAGTCTTTTTTCAAACTGACCTCTGTATTCAGTCCCTGCTACCATGCTTGACAAACTTACAGAATATATAACTTTATTAGCAATTAACTCTGGAGCGTCTCCCGAAACAATTTTAGAAGCTAAACCCTCCACAAGAGAAGTTTTACCTGTCCCAGCGGGGCCAACTAAAAGAGCGTTTGGTTTTTTCTTTCTGCAAAGAACAGTTGCTACCTCATCAATTTTCCCGTCGAAATCAACAATTTTATCAAACTCATCATTTAAAGCTTTTAGATTAAGATTCTCTGCGAATTGAGAAAGAACCTCATTTTTATCAAACATGTCGATCCAGTCTTCAGGTGTTTGAACATCCATAAAACTAGAAATCTCTTGAGGATCAATATCTTTTATGATTAAAGAACACTCTGTAACAAATCCTAGAAAAATCTCATCAGAATACTCGTCTTCCTTGGGATAAATATTTTTTATTACTTTAGGACAATGATTTTCATCAAAGAAAGTCATCAGTATTACCTCTGGTGGGATATAATCTAATTTAAAATTTTCTATAGAAATATCTTCAGCTTCTTTTAGTAATTTTCTTACATCTGTTTTTAAAACTTTTTTAGTGTTTTTATTTTTACGTTTCTTATTTAAAACACTCCTAGATTCTTTTATTAAATCTTTTGGGTCTACATTTAGTTTTTTGAATATAGAGGAACAAGACTGCCCCAAATTACTCAAAAAACAATGGAAGAACAAATCAATATCCGCTCCATTTCTTTCTAAAATCCCAGCAAGTTCTTTTGTTTTTTCTAGAACCCCCTCTATATGTGGAGTGAGAGGTAGTTTATGCATTCCTCGCCTCCCTCAATTTCATAAATATACTTGTCTCAATAGGATTAACCTTATCTACAAAAAAAGTATCTCTACTTTTAGATCCATTTAAAACAATTACTTTGCTTTTAGCTAATTTGAAGCCGCTTTTTAAGAAATCAGATAATCTTTCTTCTCTTGCGTTATCCATGAATAGAAAGTTTTTTGTCGCTGTGTTATCGCAGATTGATATCATCATGTATTTATTACCATTTTGAGAAGTTCTAGTAAAAAAATCTTTTACCTCTCCTACAACTTGGAAGGTCTGCCTATCAACAAGGTCTTCAATTTGTTTTAAGTCAATGAGAGAAGAGAACCTATCTTGAAAACACTCTCTTAAATTATGAGAGTAACTATAACCTAGTAAAGAACTTTCATATCTCCATTTAGCAAACATTTCATGTTTTCTATTTTGATTATAGATTTTTTTATACTGATCAAATTTACTTTTAAATGTTTTAAATCTTTTCTCTGCCATTATCGGTCTATTGTCATCTCCTAGAGTTTGTTTCCCTAGAACCTCTGAGATCGCATTTAATATATCATGACCAAACCTATCCCCGATTTTAACAAAATTCCTTTTTTCTCTATCTGTAAGGAGATTAAAAGCTTGGGCTTCAAGGACCATGCGAGTTCTGTTGGTTCCCGCATGGTCCATTGTTCCAGCCTGTATTAAAGCAGCAAGGACTGATATGTTGATACCGCACTGCTTTGCAGCTAAAAAAACTTCATACTTATTATTAAATTTCATCCCCCTAAAATCAATAAGGCTTTCTATTGATTTAAGTGAGATACCCTTGATGCTATTTAACCCATAGCGAATGTCCCTATCTTCAATTGTAAAGCCAAATTCAGACTTGTATAAACAAGGAGGAAGCATTTTCATCCCAAAATCTATAAGTTCTTCATTTACTCCAGAGACTGTTTGAAGAGGCTCTGGGTCAAACTCAGCGCACTCAAGAATAGATAGAAAAAATTCATGAGGATATTTGTGTTTTAAGTAAACTGTTTTGGCAGCAAGGTCTGCATATGCAAAACTGTGAGACTTGTTAAAGGAATAGTGAGAAGCAGCCACCAAGGAGTTCCAATAGAAATCTGCTATCTCTTCTGTTAAGTCTCTGGATGTAGCTGCCTCATAAATTCTATCCTTCCATTTAGGCATCTCTTCCACCTTTTTCTTGCCGACAATTCTTCTTAAGACTTCCGCTTCCTCAAGCGTTAATCCAAAAACTTTGTGAGCAATCTGCATCAACTGCTCTTGATAAAGAATCACATTCTTTGACCAAGACAGAATAGAATCAAGCTCTGGGTTTAAATCTAGTTGAGAAGGAAAATCTTTTTGTGTTTTATATACACCAACAAACTCAAGAGCTGCTGGCCTAGCTAAAGCAACAACATCAGAAAGTTCATTTATATCTTTTGGCTTTATCTCTCTGCATACTTTAAAGTTGGTTTCTGCAGATATTTGAAATAAGCCCATAGGATGCTTAAAGTCTTGCAATATCTCATATATCATTTCATCGTTCGCATCTATGTCTTCAATATCTATCCCGACTTTCTCGCAAGTTTTGTGAGCGATTGTTAAAGTTCTTAATCCTAAAATATCAAACTTTACCATCAGGTCTGCTACATCATTCATATCATAGCCAGTAATTAAATCGCCATCTTTTGTTCTCTGCAAGGGAACAATATTTTCAATATTTTCTGAACAAATCGCGATGCCAGATGGGTGGACTCCAGTATTTTTAGGCAAGTTTTGTATCTTTAAAGCATTATCAAATGTCTTCTTATGATTCTTTACCCATTTTTTAAATTTGTCACTCTCTTCTTTTGCTTGATTAAGAGGGAAAACAACTCCGTGAAGTTTAGGAATCATATCAGAAACTTGATTTGCTTCATCCTCTTTTGCTTCGTCAAAATATTTAGTAGCTTCTCTAATACAAAGTTTAGAGCTAAAAGTATTGAACGTTAATATTTTAGCAGTTCTACCCTTGTGTTTTTTCTCAATATATTCAATAACTCTGTATCTTTGATCGTATGAAATGTCTGAATCTACGTCAGGTAATAAGCTACCAACAAGAAACTCTTTACCTCTTTTATCTGTAATTTTTTTCGCTCTAGATTTAGAAACAAATCTCTCAAAAAACAGACTATGAGGGATTGGATCAATATTAGTCACTCCAAGAAGAAATAGAATAAGAGAACCAGCAGCAGATCCTCGACCAGCGCCAGTAGGTATATTGTTGTCATGACAAAAATTTAAAACATCCCAGTTAAGAAGAATATAGTCTGTGAATCCAAGTTCTTCAAATGTCTCAAGTTCTTGTTTCGCTCTTTCAAAATAAACTGCTTTGTTTTCGTATTTTGTGATACCTTTATCTCTCAAACCTTTTCTAGTAAGCTCATAAAGAATATCCTTTGTAGAGCTATCTGAACCAAGGCCGATTTCTTCTAGCTTGTTCTGATCAACAATTGTTTTAGGAAGGTCTACTCCCGCAGGTTCACAATCGTCGTATGGTGTGAAATCTTCAAACATTACAGGTCCATGTGTTTTTTTAACTTTAAGAAAATTTCATAACACATTTTAATATCGTATAAAGCATCATGCAGTTTCTCTTCTTCAAAATCTATATCAAAAAACTTTAACAACTGATTTTGTGATACCTTTGCTTTTAAGCTCCTATCATTCATGATTTTGTATTGCCAGCCTAGAAAATCACTTTTTGGTTTATCTAGTTCCTCTCTGTATGCTTTCCCCAAGGCTCTAGTGTCATATATTCTTGGTAAATAAGAATAATCTGGCTGTTCCCCAAGCATTCTTTGCAGATGAGCAATCATATATACGTCAAATCCTAATAAGTTTTGACCAACTACAATGTATTGTGGATCGAATAAATATTTTTCAAACTGAGACCAAACAGAAATCAAGGACTCTGCCTTTCCGTTATATTTATCCCAATCAAACCCAGTTAACTTTCTAACAACTTCTGGTATGTTTAATTCCTTGTGTTTGATAAATTTATCATGTGTTTCAATAACATTCTTTCCTTGACATACTATCCAAGATAGCTGCCAAGTTTTAGAAGAGTGTAAATTTAAACCTTCTGTTTCTGTGTCGAAGACGAGATATTTTTGATTACTTGGCAACATTTTCTAAAAAGGATTCATAGCTAAATTCATCAGAGCAGAAATCATTTAATCTTGGGTTACTATATGTAGGAACCCTTCCCTGCTTACGACTACAGATTGCTTTATACATTTGAAATGCTTCAAAGTCTTCTTTATCTCTGTAATAAATACTCTTTGCTTTTTCTGTTTTCACACCTAGTTTTTTTAGGGCTGCACTAATTTGAAAGTCAAAAGGGTGATTGTTTGATTCTTCTATATAGAAGTGATCATACTTGTCTAAAAAAAGCTCACACATCCCAAAATGAAAAATATTGTTAAAGACATAAGAATCATAAAAAGGGACTCCAATACTAATGTCATCTAGTTCACCCTTTCCTAAATCGTCAAGATGAAGACATTCCCCCTCGCTGGTATGACACTTTGTATACAGTTTTCTCGCTATAGCAACCCCTTTGTTGTTCTTTGGGAAGAAAATTAGTTTGCTAGGTTTTTCTAAATAAAAACTAGATTGGACAACAGGCAGTTTTACACCAAAGACCATAGGGACATCGGTATTTAAAAACGCTTTATTGATGACTCTAAATCCGTAGAAATTATCTTCTACTAGAATCATCTTTTTTATCTCACCAGACTCGGCAATGTCTACTAAATCTTCGACCCTTAACAGGGATCTACCTATGCTGAAAGTGCTTTTGAATAATGGTATCACTCCTGTATATTACAAAAGTTCCATAGGTTTGTCAAAGGAAAAAGCAGGGCATCCATCATATTTAACCTTTTCAATCTTTAAATCTTTAGTTTCTTTACTTTTAAGATCTTCTTTAAGGTCTGCTGATGCTATCCTTACGCCGCTTGTATCGACTAAAGTGTAAAATTCTCTTGGGAACTTGAAGGGACAATGCCACATCGGTGTGCCGTCTTTTTTAAGTTGTCCAGCGTAATCCGCTCTACCACAAACCACTCTACCCGCAAATCCATCGTCTTTTCCCAAGTAACCCTTATTGTAAGCTAAATTTTTAGAAGCTAACACTTCATTAAAATTATTAATAATTTGTTGGACCTCTGTTAAGAAATACTCAAAACCCTCTAATTCGTCATCGTCTAAAGGGTTCATTGTGCAATTTCCCTCATTGTTGCAATCGAACTTTAAAAATAAAAACTCCATCTGACGCTTTAAAAAATCTGGATATAGATGTTTTACTGCCAAACAATACATTAGGTTTTGCATATTGTCTGTATAATCTTTTCCTGAAAAAATTTGTTTAGATGTTTTAAAGTCTCTAATAACTGCTTGCTTTTTTCTTTTGAAAAGAAACAACTTATCAATAAAACCTAATATTCTGTAATTTTTGCTTCCTTCTAACACAGAAATATCAAAATCTTTTTCGCTTATTGACTCTGTAGGTTTGCTATCTTTATCTCCAAAGAAGTCAAAGTTTAGACCCTCTACAGTCATCTGGTTGATAAGATCCATGTTCTCAAAATCATCTATACCGTGCTTCTTTGCATAAGACTCTATCATCCTTTTTACAGGTAGAGAAGCATAAGCATTTTGCGTTTTTACAATCCTAGTATAGTGCTTTCTATGTTTTGGGTTGCCAAGATTTTCAAACACAGCATGGCAGATTGTCCCGCGCAGACTTCCTTCATTTGACTTGTCTGGCAATTTTAAGTGATACTTGCACCAATACTGCCAAGAACACATCTGGAGTGTCTTTATGCGAGATGCTGAGAGAGGCTTGTTATCAGAATTCGTCATAATGAAATGAATTTTTCTTTACAAGCTTTGAATAAGAAGAAGAAAAACTTTTGTTTACACCTCTGTCATTCATGCCCTTTGCTATAGAAATAACTTTAGACATTGACTCTTGATGTTGAACATTATAGCAGTCTAGGCTGTATTTTTCTATTTGATTTTTACTCATCTCTCCGAAATCATTTTCTTCGGGAGGGATAAAGTAAACTTTGTCAAAATCAATTGTCTCAACCAATTTAAAAATAGATTTAATTGCACCTTCAAAGCCTCTATTTATAGACGAAGTGTGATCATTATTAAATGATATAAAAACTTTTTTTACAGGAAGTAGGGAAAGCCTTGCTATAAATTTAGGTGAAATATTTAAGCCAAAAGAAACAAGAACATTTTTTATACCGTTATCGTAAAGAGATAAACAGTCCCCCACAGATTCGACAATATGAACAGCCTCCTTTTCTGTTATTGCTTCTTGAACCTTGTCTACATTGTAGTATGGGAAAAACCAACCAGAAGATTTCCCCATGTGAAGCCATTTAGGTCTATCGTCATTGGTAACTTTTCTACCAGAAAACCCATGTATTCTTCCGTCTTTCCTGAATACAGGAAATATTATTCTCTGATACATTTTGCCAGACATTGCTAGGCCACATTTAAAATCTTGAAGGGTATCTTTGCTAATCCCTTTTTCTAGATAAAAATCGTGATGAGGAAGAAGGCGAGTTAATACCTTTTGAGAAAATGTTTTTTCTTCTTTCAATAGATGTTTTTGCTTGATTCTTGCTCCTATATTTACACCATTATCCTTTAAATAGTGCTTTACAGCATTTGTATCTTTGGTATTTAAGGTTTTTTGGAGAAGAGCTTCAAAGGGCATAAACTGAGAGTCCTCTACATAATCTTTCCAGACCCCAGTATCTTTATAGATCTGAAGAGCAGTTGAATTATCTCCAGATCTGTATACTGCATTAGTCCTCCAGTATGATCCATGATCCTTGAGGCGATACCCAAGGTTTTCTAACACATCTTTATAATTCATTCTAAAACTTAGTCTTGAAACGGGTTATTAAGATAAGTAATCGCCCTTTTTAATACAAATGGATCATCATCAAATTTTCCAAGAGCATTGTTACAGTCATTGCATATCCACCCTCTAAATTCCGCTGTTTCATGATCATGATCTAGCACGGGGTTTTCACACTCTTTACGACATATTGGGCAAATTATCCATTTAGGTCTTTTATATTTTTTATGGAGTTGCGAAGATTGGCTTTTTAGTATATTATAACATTGTTTGCAACAGTGTTTACGGTATTCTTTTTTATTCCCATTTTTATCTACCGTTGTTAGATGGATTGGAAAAAAATCAATAGGGAGCCTTCTTTTGCACATTTTTTTGCAAACTCTAAACTCCTCTCCCTCTGGTAAACCGAAATCATCCCAGAACTCTGTTTGTTCTCCTCTCAAGCCCTTAAATTCACTGGTATTTCCTCTGAGTCATTTGTATTAACCTCGACCCCTCCTCCATTAAAAACATTTACAATGTCTTGCAAGTCTCCACACTCAGTAATCCGAAAGTTTTCTATGTTTAAATTAATAAAGTTCTGTTTTTTAGTTCCATCTGGCATCTCTACTGGATGAATAGCTCTGAGAGCATCTCTACCAAGATGTCTGCATTTTAAATTAATTAATTTATGAGTGCCAAAGTTAACTCCTTCCTCATGAATTTCATCAGCAACTTTTCTGCGAAGCAAGAACAAATGAGAGCAGAACTGAGTGATTCCATCAGATAAAGAAACAACGCTTTCATCATCAACTATTCCCGCAGCCCCTCTATTGCTTGTAATTCCCAGCCTGTTAGACTGCACAGAAGTGAGCATAGAAACACAAGGTTTGCCGTCAAAACACAAATCTCTTTGAATTGTTTGCTTAAACTTATGCACCATATAGGATACTTGTTGCCAGCCATCAACCTTGCCAATACTACCAAAGTCACTCTTAATATAATCAAAACTAAAAATAAGTGGATTGCCTCTACCAATTTTAGAAAAATAAAATCTTTTAAGCAGAGAACACATTTCATCTGGAGATAATCCAGCGACATTCTCATAGTAAAATTCCATGTCTTTGATTTTACCCCAAGCTGATCTAACTTTAGCTACAACCTGATCTACTGTTAAATTTTTATATCCTGTAGTTCTCCATTTCCCTGTCTGTAAAAGCCACACAGGAATACCCGTCATTGCAGAACACTGTCTGAAGATAAGTTCTTCTTCACTCATTTCTCCATTATCAAAGTGAAGAACAGCGACTTTATGTTCAGCAGAAACTCTTGTAGTATAATCCATACAAAAATTTGTTTTACCTACTCCAGATCTAGCGACAATAACAGAGATATTTCCTGCAAGTAGTAGCGATCCATACATCTCATTGATTCGTGGATGTGGGCCAAGCATACCAAAATCCTCCACAGGATTATCTCCCCGATCCTCAACAAGATCTTCCATCATGTCGAACAAGTTGACGGGACCAGATTCTGTCATCTCGAAATCTTTTATGTTCTTATTATAGAGTTGATCAGACTGTTCAATAAGTTCTCCATACTTGAGATTAGGATCTGCATTCTTTACAAAAGAAGCAACCTTCTTGCAGCTTGTGTATATTTCTCTACGAGCGCTATACTTTTTAAGCTCCTTTACAGAACTTAAAAAAATGTTTTCTGTAATCTTATAGAATGCTAAAGAAAAAACATACTCTGCAACATCTACACTGTCAGGAAAAGTAACTTTTAATTGTTGTATCCTCTGAACTAGAATTGTCTCATCAATGCTTTCAGCGTTATCAAGTGCATTTTTTAATAATTTAAATATTGATACATTTACTTTTGAATCCTCTGAGTAAAAATCACCATCATTAACAAAACTAGAAATCTCTTCCCACTTATGCTGATGCTGAATAATACCGCTTAAGACTTTTTTTTCTAAATCAAAGGAATAAATCATATATTTATATCGTCATCTTTCTTTGCCATTGCCATCTCTATTAATTTACCAAGTGCCATGTCAACTGTAGGGTTCTCTGTTTTACTTGTCATACTAGGACAACCTTCTTTATTAACATAAAGTAATATAAATCCTCTGTTGCCTCCAGTAACAGACCCCGTAGAGTCGTAAACTTTATCTAACAATGATTGTGGGATTCCTCCACTACTTTCTTCTTCTTCCAATTTCATTTTAAAAGTTTAATTAAGTTTGCAGGGTATTTTTTTGAATCCATTATATCAGACTCTAATACTCTAATAATTTTGATTTGATTAATATCGCAAAAATATTCTTTCTTCTCATCTCTCTGCAATTGATGTAAAAATTTCTGGCGAGAGTCAGAGTGGAAAAACCGATTAAACTTGTAGTGTTGATTGCCGTCAACTTCAATCGCTATCTTTTTAGTAGCATTATAAAGATCTAGTGTCATCCTAGTGCCAGCGACAGGAAACTCTTCAAAAACCACATCTGCAAACCAATACGGCTTAACTTGATCTTTTACGTCTTTTTGTATCCCGCTTCTACAGTCAGAATCCCAGTCAATAAGATATTTGCTGACATTTTTTATTTTTTTCTCTCGACCATTTGAACATAAAAATTTCATTGTTTAAGAATATTATCTTTGACAAAATCTACTAATAGAGAGGTAATTTTTTCATCTGACTCTAGAAATTCATAAACTGATTTAATTCCTTGGTAAGAATCCTTTGTTTCAATTTTATTTTCTTTAAGATAATTTTTTATTTTATCATCCAGTTTAATCCAAGCACCTGATTTCTCTAGATAGCCCCACATCAAAAGCATATCAACAACCTCCCTCTCAAGCCAAATAGATCTTCCATTTTTACGACCATGTTTAATTGGGTAGGTAACAATTTGACCTGTCGCCTCATTTGTTGATTTTAAAATTAACACTTTGGCGTTGTGTCCATAAATTTTATTATCGGGGGTAATTTGTTCTGTTGGCTTTTCTAGAATTTTGTCACTCTTATTTTGCTTTTTGAATTCTAGAATCCAATCTGGGTAATGTAAAATAGCATTGCCTCCACTGCTGTTTGTCTGGTTATTTGGGTCTTGCTTCGCATACATACTTGTAGTGATAGTTGATCTCACCTGAGAAATCATGATGCACATGTGTCCAAACTTACTCATGCCTAAACTGACTCTTTTTAAGAAATCAGATGTCATTAAAGCTCCTCCCGCTACTTTTCTAGCGTCAGAAGATCCTTTTTCTAAATCTTCTTTTGTAATCAACCCATCCATGCTGTCGATAACAATACAAAACTTTTCCTTATCTGGATTATTTTTAAGCAAGCCTCTTAAAAAATCAATCATCGTATCCATTATGTGACATTCAAGAACCAAACAAGTCCCTGTATCCCAATCTTCTGCACTCTGCACGAATTTAATTCCCGCTCTATCTTTAACGTCTTGACTTAATCTACCTTCTGCCATCACAAAAAGACCTTTAGAATTTTCTACCGTCTTAAGCATATTGTGCATTACATGCAGGGCTTCATTTGTTTTGCCCCCTTCGTTTGCTCCGATAAACCTATGTAATCCAGACCCAAATCCTCCACTCAGAACATGATCGAGAATCATTGATCCACTTGACACTAGATATGGTTCCGCACCTTCCTCTAGGTTGTAGTGGTAGTCCTTATTAGATTTAAGGAATGCTTCTGTATAATCTTTTGATCCGCTGCTTTTTTTCTTCATTTTAGTCATTTAAAAAATCTCTTAATGTTTTACTCTTTTTTCTAATGATATCTTCTCCTGATTTAACACCAGTGTCAACAAATTTATCTTTCTCAGGAGGTTTGTAGTAAAACTCCTTGTTCTTTTTTTGTAAATACTTTTTCCCATCTTTTGTTAAAAAGTATTTAATTGTATTTTTAAATACAAATGGAGGTTTTACCTTCGATAAAAAATCAACATCATTTTCAAACTGCTCAAAAACCTTTGTTGCTGTATGCATCTCCATTCTCCAATCGGTAGCCTTTGATCCAGCAAGCATTCTTTTAACAAACTCTCTCCGTTCTCTAAAAAACGGTTTAGCCTGTTTTTTCTTTGCTGGAAGAAATTTATGACCGCATTCACAAGTGCTGACTCTAGCACCTAGAAGGCGATTACATGATGGGCAAGACTTTTTACCTCTTGGCATAAAGTCAATATAACCAGATCTCGAATTAAGTCAAGAGGTCCATGTCATATTTTACCATTTTGCGAACAAGATTAATAAAATTTGTTTTTGGCTCCCAACCAAGTTCTCTTCGCGCCCTATCTGAATCCCCCAAAAGTAAATCTACTTCTGCGGGTCGATAAAATTGAGGATCTGTTTCCATCAATAAGTCTTCGCCGTGATAATATTTTGTATCTTCCTCAATCCCCTCCCATCGACATATAGATCTATGAAACCCCGCAAAGTGAAATGCTTCCTCAACAAACTCTTTGATTGTGTGAGTTTCATCTGACGATAAGACATAATCATCGGGTTTTTTCCTCCAAACATGCGTCCAATGTTCCTCTTGATTTAGCATCCTCCAAATTCCATCTACAAAATCTTCTGAATCACTCCAGTCTCTTCTAGAGTTTACATTTCCCAATTTCAAAGGAATTGGTTTTTTATCGCGAGTATACTCATGGGCAATACGAGCCGCATTTTTTGTAATTTTTCTAGTTACAAACTCCTCTCCTCTCCTTGTCCCCTCATGATTAAATAACCATCCTTGAACAGCATATAGATCATAAGAGTCTCTATATACTTTCACCAAATGTCTAGCAGCACACTTTGAAGCTCCATACGGGCTTCTCGGCCTTAATGGATGTTCTTCGGATTGTGGTTCTGTAACCACATCACCAAATTCTTCAGAACTTCCTGCGTTGTAATATCTACAATGTGGC